GAGCAGATGGTGATCGATATCCCGCGTCCGACTGGTGCGGCGACGACTGTGTTTGTCGACGTGAACCAGTTTCTGCCTGGCACGAGTCGTTCGTACCTGCTGCAGATGAATCTTCAGAGCCTGTCGTTCCGTCAGCTCGCTCCGATGATGAAGATTCCGCTGGCCACGCTTGCGGCGTCGATTCGTTGGATGCAGCTGCTGTATGGCACGCCAATCGTGTACGCGCCGCGCAAGAATCTGATTCTGTTGAACGTCGCCGACGACTGATGTGGTGATGAAGCCGCTGATCAAGTTAGGTTCGGCGGTTTCCTCGCTTCTTTACATCAACCGTTAGAAGGAGATTGCAAATGACGAAAATTGCCGCTGCTGAGAATGAGAGTTCTGTGGACCAGGCGCCGATGGATCCGAACACCATCATCGTGCTTGATATCGTCGATCGTGCGAACGCTGGTCGCAATCCGTCGACGCGTTGGGGGCGCACTCAATTTGATGACGCTGGTCGTGCGACGATTAAGGTTCCACTGAAAGATGTCACCACTGTGCACAGCCTTCGGTGGCTCTCCGTCGACGATCAGGAGAAGTATCTCGGAATCAGTCAGGAAGCTGCGATCGTAGCTACGACATCTGAAGTTGCTGAGCTGCAGAACCAGCTTGATGCAACCAAGAATGCGTGTACTCGTCTTGCGCAAACCAACGCAACGTTGGAGGTGCGTATGGACGAGATGTTGTCGAAGTACCAGAAGGAGTATTCAGCGTATCAGGATATGATCAAGGCGCAGCTTGAAGACATGCAGCGGCAAATTCATGATCGAGACATCAAAATCGATGTTCTAACGAATGAAAACAATCTGCTACAGGAGCAGGTTACTTCTTTGCGTGAGGCACCCACGCAGCCGATTCCGTCTGTTCCTCCGAGTGGCGGTAAGCAGCCGGACGTTAGCGCAAAGAAGAGCGGCAAGTAATCGTGTCGCTCGCGGATGGAAATATTGCGATCAAGCTGGCAGACTTGACGCCAGCTTGGCTCAAAGCGAACTATCTCACTGGTCTGAAGTTCGTCGATGCGTGCAACATCGAGTACCCAGATAGCGTGTTCGAGACGCATATGCAAAATGCGCTTGTCAAGCTAGAGAAGCTTTGCGATATCACAATCCTTCCGCTCACGATTAGCAAAGAGGCACACGACTACCACGTGACTGATTATTTGAGCTGGGGTTGGTTGCAGCTTTACAAAGTGCCGGTAAAGATGGTTACAGCATTGCGTGGTGTGTTTCCGTTAGGTACCAACGCTGTGGTTTACCCAAATGAGTGGATTAGCGTAAACGGCGAATCTGGGCAAATCAACGTTGTTCCTGCAGCCGGCGGAATTGGCGCGATGATCATTGGGCAGGGTGGCGACTTCATTCCTATTCTGTACGGGGGTGTTTCACACATCCCAAATCTTTGGGAAGTTGACTATGTCGCTGGTATGGACACCGATGATATGCCGAGGATGATTGTTGAAGCGCTCGCGAAGCTCGCCTGCATGGATTTGCTGGCTATCTTCTCTGACCTCACTCGCCCAATTGGTGTGACCAGTGAGAGCGCATCCATCGACGGTTTGTCTCAAAGTATGGGCTACACGGTTCCAGCGTTCCAAGGTCGTCTTCAGCGGTACGAAGCTGATTTGTACGGACCGCAGGGAAAGCAGCAGGATTTGACGATGACATCAGGGTTGTTGAAGCAAATCCAAAACGCCTACCGTCCGATGACGCTAGCGAGTCTTTGACATGGCGGTGATTCGCAATGGCGGTGTGCAAATCGGTGGCAGTACAAGCCAGAATGGTCAGCCGTCTCCACCACCGACTGTTCGCCAAGATGTCGTCGGGTTTAGCGTACCGCTAGACCGCGATAAGTTTACGCAACTTATCTTGGTGCACGGTTACAACGTGATTTGGGAGAAAGCTAGGTTTTGTCCGTTTTTGAAAGGCCCTAGCCCCAAAGACCACGATTTAACGTGCCAGCAATGCAAAAACGGCTTTCAGTATTACGGCGCTGTCAACACACGCATGCTCATCACGTCGCTTGGTTTGGCGCAGCAATACTTTGCGTATGGACATTTCGATTCCGGTAAAGCTCAAATCACAGCGTTGCCTGAGATGAAGGTGTCGTTTTGGGACCGCATCACGCTATCGGACTCTAGGTCTCGGCATACTGATCGAGTTATGCGCCAGCGCGGTACGTTGCGTGACCGACCTAAGTTTGATCCGCTGTCTGTCGACGATTTGGTGTGGGCGATTGATGATGTTACAATGGGCAGCGCAACGCAGGATGTGGATTTCACGATTGATGAAACCACTGGTGAAATCGTGTGGGTGACGGAGAATCGACCAAACGCTGATCAGTGGTACAGCATCGTGTACTTTTTTCGACCGCAGTACATCGTTCTAGACACCGCTCACCATATTCGCGATCAACAGATTGCGTTGCCAAATTCGACTTGTGACAAATCGTGGGAGTTTCCTGTTCAAGTGATTGGGCAGATGGACCGGTTCATTCGCGAAGAAGCAAGGGACCCCAGCAATGAAAATGACGTTGCGAATCCATTCCCGACTCAAAACTCGACTCGTTGGAGCGGTGCGTGAAGCTACTGACGCTGTAATGGTTAGAGCTGCGCCGTTTGCTGTCGACGCACTTTCTCGTGTTGCTGATGCAAAACTCCACGACACGGCAGGAGCGTATAAAGAAGGTCTTCGCGATGCAGTCCAGGTTAGCGGTGGCGCACTGAAAATCGAATTGATTGGTCTCACGAAAGATCTTGAAATCGGCTATCCAGCGCGCGATTTGAAATTGGAAATGCTTAACTCGTCGAGTGCTAAGCAGGGTAAGAGCGGTAAGTATGTCGATGTTCCTTTCAAGCACGTCATGAGTCGTGGTCCAAAGCAATCTCATGGAGTAACAGCAGCCGTCAAATCTAAGGTTCAAACTGTGGTGCGTGCGGAGCGTTCACAGGCTCGATTAGAAGGTCGAGAGCAGCGCAGCCCTCTTCGTGTCACAGGTTCCATGCCAGGCGGTACTAACGTCCAACAGCGGTACGGCAAGCGTGGCAAAGCAGAACCCTGGCTAACGATGGTGTCGCATAAAACTAGTATTTTTTCGAACATGATTCGTACGAAGGTAGGCAAGAGCGGGAAGTACAGTACAATTCGTCGAATTTCAGAGAACAGCGATCCTCAATCGTGGTGGCACCCAGGGTTCAAAGGTATCAACGCGCTTAAAGACATCAAGACCGATTTGCGCAATGTGATGCGTCAAATGTATAAGCAAGAGCTGTCGCGTAAAGGTATGAAATCAAGATGACGATTCCAACGCCGAACGGCTTTGCTGGTAACATGTTTTTTGAGCCGCTTGTGCGGCAGTTTCTGGCGTATCAGATGCGTCAGATTACTGCTAATGTAAACGATCCTGGTGTGACGTTTATTGATGAACTGTTTGGGCGTATGGGTGATGTGGTTCGTTTGCAGGTTAAAAAATGGCTAGCGACTCACCCACACTTTGCGATTGAGATCAATTTTCCTCGCGAAGAGTCTACTTTGCCTTTCGTAGCAATTGTGAGCGCTGAAGAGAACGAGCTTTCTCGTGAAACGTATTTGGGAGATGATGGCGGATCAATTCTACTAGGTGGTCGATCTGTTGAAGCGTCAACTCCGACGATTGTGACAGCCTACGGTGAGCAACCTGCGCTAGAGATGCGTCCCAAAGCGACTCACGTTCGACAGCTCTTATCGGTACCGGAGTCGAGAGTTGCGAGATTGTACATCGCTACTGATGATGTCAACACGACGCTGTATCTGTACATGATCATCAAAGCGCTAATTTTGGTGAACAAGCTGGATTTTGATCAGCATGCTGGCGTTCGTAATTTGAAAATGAGTGGTAGCGATTTTGATCATAAGCAGGAGCTGTTTCCGACGTTTGCATATTTCAAAGTGTTGACGCTTTCGTACGATGCGAATTTCGATGTTCCGCTGTCACCAGTTCGCACGATTGGTGGCGTAGATGTCTCATTAACTACCTTTCTAGGTACGTAGGAGGACGGATGCCGAGCGACACCAGACAGAGTGAAGAAGTGATTCTTGGGAAGAAGTTCCCTGGGGAAAAGTTCGCGACGATCCGTTCAACTGAAGACATTGCAGTAGCGCAAAAGCTAGAAGCTGAGCATGCGCACGAAAACGCGATTCCGTTAACGGTCTACTTCAACATTCGCGGCCACCACGATCCGGTGTTGCAGCAGATGATGTTGGTGTACACGCCGCTCAGGACGGCAACCAAAGAGGCGTTTGATAAAGTTTTTGCCGATTTCTTCGGCGTCCAAGCCGAGCCCTCGGATCCAAAGAAGGAGGTTTAATTCATGTCTCGCCAAGTATTGTTCAACGGGGCCGTTCTAACGCGTCCAGGTGCGTACACCAAGATCGACGCGTCACAGTTCAACAATGTTGCGCTGCAAGGGCTAGGCGTCGTTGGTATCATTGGAGATGCCGACGCTGGTCAGCCTCGCATCGTGCAAACGTTTAGCAGCGCCGGTGCGCTTAAAGCTGTGTATCGCAGTGGTGACCTTGTCGAAGCTGCCGGGATTCTGTGTGATCCTGGTAACGACGATCTTATTCCTTCTGGCGCTGCGACAATCGTTGCGTACAAAACCAACCTGTCGACGCAATCGACGTTCACGCACGATGCGACGTTCGTGTTTACGTCGAAGGATTGGGGCCTTCAGACGACGAGTGTGCAGGTTGCGATTTCATCGTCGTCAGGATCGCTGCGTACCGTGCAGGTAACTGGTATTGATTCGCTAGGTATCCCGATTACCGAAACGTCACCAGAGTTCGGCGATCCGACGAAGTTTGGTAAGCTGTCGATCCAGTACACCGGTGCTGCAGCTGCCTCAGCGCTGACTATTACAGCGACGACTCTAACGACGGCCAACACTGGAGCAGTTGATCAGCTGAACATTGTGTTTTCTCAATACAACAGTTTGGCTGACATCATCTTCTTCATCAACGGTACCGGTAAGTACACGTGCACAGCGCTCATCACGAACGCAGCATCGTTTGATGCATCGAACCTTGATGCGGTTGCTGGTGTCGCGATTAAGGCTGCGCCGGTTGTCTTGATGGCAAATAATTTCGATTTGAGCGATTGGCTCAACTCGAACAGTTCTCTTATCACCAGCACGCTGACCAAAGGTCAAACTGGTCCGCGCGCTATTCTAGCAAAAACTGCGCTGACTGGTGGTACGCGAGGGACGTCGGCGAACGTCGATTGGTTGAATGCGTTTACTGCGATGAGTGGTGTGCGTATCAACCAGATGGTGACGCTTGCATCTGCTGACGCGACGACACTTCAAGGCACGTACACGATCGCATCGATCAATGCTGGTTTGCAGTCACATTGTCAATTGCTTAGCGCTACCGCAGGCAAGAGCGAGCGGCAGGGTTGGGCTTCGATTGCAGCAACGAAGGCAAACCTGATTCTCGCAGCGCAGGGTCTGAACAGTGAGCACGTGTGTATCTGTTCGCAGAAGCTGACGCGACCCAGCGCCGTTACCGGGAACATCACGCAATTCCCAGAATGGTCGTTCGCGTGTGTGCTTGCAGGGATGCGAGCTGGTGCACCGCTCGGTGAGCCACTTACGCATAAGCTCATCAAGGCGAGTGCGATTGCTAACGATGCGTCGTGGAGTACAGCAACGACGCAAGACATCATCGATCTGCTGCTCAACGGTGTGATCATGGTGACGTTGGTGCAAGGTCGTGGTTTCCAAATCGAGAAGGGAATCACGACGTACACCAAAAGCAACAATGACGCGTTTGTCGAAGAGACGATCGTGCAGAATTGGAAGCTCATTGCGTTCACGTGGCGCACGAATCTCGAGAATCGTTACACCGGTCGGCCGATGGACATTGGTACGATCAAGACGGTGAAGCCGTTCTCTGCGGTGATCTTGAGTGGTCTGCGAGAGCAAGGCGTGATCACGGACAGTCTTGTCAATGGTGTTCAGACGCCAGGCTATGGTAACATCCAAGTCACTGCGAGTGGCGACGTGCTAAACGTGTCTGGCAACGTATCGCCGACGTCCGGCATCAACTTCATCCTGAACACCGCCGTACTTGTTCCGGCGCAGTTCTCTGTCTGATTGAAAGGAGCTGAGCCGTGGCAAATGAATTACCGTTTAGCGATGTCGGCACTCGCGTTTTTAGCGGTGCACGTGCGCGCTTTTATTTCAATGGTACCCAAGTCGCGTACGCATCAGGTTGCGATGGATCTGAAGAGATCCAAATGGAGCCTGTTGAAGTGCTCGACAACATCGCCGTCAAGGAACACGTTCCTGTCGGCTACCGCGTTACATTCAACGCGAGTATCTTCCGTACAGTGTCGAGCGGCGCTAGCACCGATGTGGCGCCCGGCTCGCTCAAAGAGCAGGGTATCTTTCCGAAGTTTGGTACGCGCGGTGAGCGCATTCTGCAGATGACGCCGGTTACGGTGTTCATTCAGGATCGCAATACCGGGAAGGTTCTGTATGTGATCGAGGGTGTGAAGCCGTCGAGTCAAAACTTCAGCATCACCGCTCGCGGTATCGTTGCGCAGAATGTTTCGTTTGTTGCGATTAAGATGTCTGACGAAGCTGAAATCTAGTCGATGTTTGAAAAGAAGGAGAAGCCGCTGATGTCTGAAGAGAAGCCAGTTGAAGAAGAGAAGCCACAGAAGGTCAAGATTCGTGACGTGACTGAAGAAGGTGCTGCGAAGAGCAAAGAGCTTCGCTACACCAAACGTCTTGCCATGACGTACACCAATGATGAAGGTGTGACGCTGCAAGGTGAGTTTACAATCAAACGTCCGACGCTTGGTGAACAAGCACGTATTGGAGTGATTTGCGCAGAGATGCGTCAAGACAAACCGTTGTCTGCGCTTGATCGAGCGACAGCATCGCTACACGATGCTTTGGCTTCGTGCTCAGTGTGCATCATCAAGGCGCCGCCTTGGTGGGACCCAGAGAACATGTACGACACCGAACCGCTCATGCAATTGTTTAAGGAGGCAATTGCATTCTGGAATTCGTTTCGTAAAGACAGCGTGGGCTAATGACCTAGAGCTGTTGCGGAGCGTAGCGGCTGCAAAACTCCAAGCAGATAAACTTCAATGGTGGTGGTGCAAGCATTATCACCGTCCTTTGAAAGATCCGCTGCTACAAGAGTACACAATTGAGGAGTTGCAGATTGAGCACTTGATGTACTTGATTGAGGAAGATCCGCAACAAGCGTACCCTCGCGGCGACATGGCGAACATCCAATTTAGAACGGGTGATCCTGTGATTGACGAATGGGAGAAACGTTTGGCTGAAGGCGCTGATCCTTCAGAGATCAATTGGGATACAGGGGTTGATCCAGAGTTTTTGAAGCGCTTTAAGGAGTACAGCAAGCGTGTCGCTGAACGCATGTCGCCGCAGCTAGTTGAAGCGCGTTTGAAAGAGGAAGGTGTTTCGCAGCTACCACCTGTGGAGCATGACGAGTTTCTGGAGAGCCTGGTAGGGTTCTCGGATGACTATGAGAGGTGATCGTGGCCGAGCCTGACGCAACATTGCTCATCGAACCAGATGAGCCAGCGTTCGTGAAGCACATCGATTCGATGGCTTCAGCGATGGAATCTCGTTTTCAAAAATCGACTGACGCTCTCAAATCTGTATTCGACGCAGCTAGTGGCGTAAAAGGCGGTGGTTTTCAGCAATCTCCGATGGCGCTCACAACCAAGGAGATGGAGAAGCAGACGAAGTGGGCTCGCGATTTGCTCAAAGTTGAGCGTGAGCGTCGCGACATCCATCGCGCTCGTCGACACGAGGCCAACCGTGATAAATATGGCGACGATATCGAGCTTGACGAGCAAGGCAACATCAAGTCGTTTCACGGCGCGCAGCGTGGGTTTCGTCGCGATGTGCAGACGGTGTCAGGAGGTATCCACGCTGCGCAAACGTTTGCGTTTGGTGGCGGTTCAGCCGGCAGTATAATTCAAGGATCTACGCAATTGGCTGGGATGTTGGCGCCAGAAATATCGCCAATTCTAAACGCGATTGCTGGCGTAGCGATGTCAGCACTAGGTGCAAATAACACTCGAGCTGAAGCGTCTTTGCGAGGCTACCAGGTTGGTGGTGCGCAAGGCGCTAACATGCTCGCGCTCGGCAATGCTCGTGGGCAAGACCCTGTGCTTGAGGGTTACCGTAAGCAGATGGGTTTCGATTTTGAGCGCTTTAGCAATTTGCAAACCTCGCTAGGTCGTAAGACAGGCGGGTTAAACAGTATGCAATCGCTGATGGGGTTGGAGAATGCGTACG